AGGAGGAGGGCGAGACCCCGTCCGCCGTGGGGCCGGCGACGGCCGGCGCCACCCGCGTCTTCTTCCCGGTCGACCCCGACATCAGGCCGGGCGACGCCCTGCAGGTCGGCGCGAGCCGAGAGGCCGAGCCTCCCGCCGAGGCGCTCACGGTCGCCACCGTGAAGCCCTGGTACATGAGGGGTGAGCACCACCACACGGAGGTGACGGCGAGGTGAGGCTGAGGCTGAGGTCGGTCGACGTCTCCGGCGCGGCCGAGAAGGTCGACGCCGCGAGGCGCGCCGCCCTCGGCATCACGGCTGAGAACGTCCTGGAGGGCTGCACCGAGTACGTGCCCTACGACACGGGCGCCCTGCAGGCCTCCGGCGCCACCCGCCAGTCCGGCGACAAGGCCTACGTCGAGTGGGGCGGGGACGGCGAGACCTCGCGCTACGCGAGGATTCAGTACTACAACGCGTTGAACCACGACACGGCCCAGAACGCCCTTAGGGCGCCGAGGGCCACAGACCACTGGTACGACCACGCGCACGCGGACCACGGCGACGAGTGGAACCGCGTGTTCGGGGCCGCCATGAAGGAGAGACTATGAGCACGACAGACATCTCCAAGCTCGTGACCGACTGGGTATCCGACGTGCTCGGCCCCGACATCGACGTCGCCTACGGCTGCTTCACGCGCCGAGCGGGCGCCTGCATGGTCAAGG